ATAAATAGCGCAGTTTCCATACTCAAAATATATAGTCTTTTGTCGGTGTACTCTGATTCAATCCGATATGGTTCATCCCTAAGTCGAGTAAGTAAGCCGGAGGACAACCAATTGAACGGTAATATTGCCCGATCATCCAGTCGCCGTTCTTCAGACAGGTATATTCTTCACATAGCTGACGGACAAACTTTGCCGGTGCTAACTGAAAAGCCCCTCCGGTATGAGATGTGTATTGAACCTGGTATCCGGCTATCTCAGCCCGTTTAAACACGGTAGGATAGAACTTAGGGTCAATCATCAGGTCGGGCGGTGAAACTGCGTGTGGACCGGCTTTCTCAATGAAATCAACCAATCTCGCAATCATATCCTCGGTGACAGTTTCAACATCATTGTCAAGCTTTAGAATGTAATCATAATCCTGCAACTGTTGAACGCCGTAATAGAACGCTGCCGCGATCCCATAGTTCTTATCCAACAGAATCCGGTATTTATCTTGCAACCATTCAACAGTGCCGTCAGTCGAACCATTATCAACAAACAGATGAAAGTCAACTCCGGTCTTCGCGTTAAAACTCTCCCATGTCCGCTTAGTCAGTTCAAGGCGGTTGTAGGTTATTGTGATTGCTGCTACTTTTTTACTCATATCGTTATTTTAAAGGTCATACCCTGCTCCGCCTGGAATATGACAGACGCAGTATTCCCCTGCATTTATCTTTTTATAGTTTCTAAATCTCAAAAGTTTCTGATTGAAGTAATGGTCATGAGCATATCCGCGATGACCCCACAAGACCCCCAGTGACTTGCGGTGACAGATATTCGACGTTCCATTTGCCCCTAACCGTTTTATATCGCAGTTACGCGGGATGAAGTCCGTACCGTTATACACCCAGTCATTGAAGTAAGCCCAATCCAAATCACCAATCTCATCAGCTATGCCCTGCAAATGACCTTCACCCCAATAGTCATCATTGTCAATGTAAATGATGTATTCACCCGCAGCAAGTTCAATGCCTTTGTTTCGTGGCGCGCCATCCCACCAGGGACGTTTATCAATCTTCACGGCCTTTATTCGCGGGTCATCATAACGTGCGACGATTGCCATTGTTTTCATACAACCGTCAGCGACAACTATCAATTCCCAATCCGTGAAGGTCTGAGCAATGACACTATCGATAGCCCTCACGATCTTTTCATCTCTTCGTGAAGCAGCCCCGCCGTATTCAGCGAGAGTTGAGGCCATGATAACTGAGAACTTCATCTGTAAATCACGTATTTGTTATGATGTGCTATTGATCTCATGTTCTCGCGGTCTGCCTTTGTTTTCTTCCGGCCTATCATATAACCCGCAACAACCCAATCAAACATTGACAGATCAATTCCGGAAAAGTTACCCATGACCGGCTCAATTGATACAAGTAATTTATTCTTCAGTCCTTCCATTGTCTTTGCCCTGAACATCTTTTCGGGTGATTCAATTGTTGCACCAAGATAAACATTTTCCGGGAATTGAAACTCATGATACCTTTTAGGATTCTTTGTCAAGAACGCGAACTGATGAATATGATTCTCACGCACAACGTCAATCACCGCCTGAATCCATAACCTGTCAACCCACTCACCGAACAGATCAGCAAACGGGCAGACAAATATCACTGAGGGCTTTTTGTATTTCTTAGGCTCTCCCATTGCCTTCAGGTTAATGCGCGGAGTATCAAAGTCATCAAACTCTTTGCGGGCGTAACAATATTCGCATCCATGCTTACAACCTACAACCGGCGACCAAGCCCAATGATACCAACCGCGCGAAGGTATCATTCCTCTTCCTCCTGTCCGAAGTTCAGAACCGGCGGTTTAGGTTTCTCGCGTTCCATTTGCCCCATGTAAAGCGCAACCTTTTCTTTGACCTTCGCAAGTATGACCTGATAACTCATCTCATACAGGTCTGGAATCTCCTGTTCAAGTTCATTGAAGATAGATTCAAGGTTAGCATAAAGCGTTGCATTATATTTCGTAGTGAGGTTCTGAGAGATCAGCAGATTGATTGTTTCTTCTTTATATCCTCGGAACGGATTGAATGAGTTTTTAATCCTGATGACCTTCAGATCGTATGGTTGATCGGCATACAGCTTTTCGTTTATGTCATCTTCAATCTTAGCTATTGTTGAAGTCGAGGCGTTTGCATCCTTTGCCTCACGAAGTTCGCGCATCAGTTCCGACATTGACTTGAATTTAAAGTCCTCAGGATATGAATGTTCAACAAATAAGTCTTTAGCAAAATCCGTATAAGTTGCGATATCTCTCACGACAAACTCCCACATCGTAGAAAGTGAACGTGCAAAGGGATTCAGTGTATCATTAAGGTTATCCAGGTCAAGTACCTTTTCTGTCGCCGTTGCTGCTACCTCTGACTTATCCAATAGTTCCTTATTGAACATCATCAGGAACACATTGGCACGAAGCTCATTTATATAGTCCTTCTGGAAAGTAAGCAGATCAATCGGAGGTGCCTTGTAAACAAGCATCTTTTCAAGGTCAATCATCATTGTCGGATCGCGCGGCATATCCAGCGTGATAACATCCATTGTAGAGTTATGCACCGGCTCACGGCCTGATCCCTTGCACACTCCGCAAGTATGACCGTCTTTCAACATCCCAGAGCCGCCACACTCGTTACACGGAGTAACGTATTCAAATCTCTGAGGAAAGGCCGTCATCGCCGTAGAAAGGTCTAACTCACTGTCTATTTTGAGCGTCTTGTTCAGATATGGAATCACATCATGAAATACTGACACAAATGTTCTGCCCTGAGTTTCAGCATCGCGTTTGTATCCAAATCTCCGCGCAGGAACTTTCGTGTTCTTAGGCGTGAAAAACTGAATAAAATAATACTTGTTCTCTATTTTTATATATTCTGGATATTCTTGCCCTTCAGGTAAATATAAGAAATTGATCTCAGGCTTTTCAACCTGGGTGAATGTGATTGTATCCATGCCTAAGTAGATAGTGTACTTGAAACCGTCCGCTTCTCCGGCCTCGGTCTTATACTTTATCGGGAGTTTTACAACCAGGTATTCAAGTATGTTGTTCTTCATCTCAAACATCACACATTGTTCCGATGTTGCAATGAATGGATAAGGCTTTGCTTTCTCTTTTGCCGGGTTAAAAGCGTCAAACTCAGTAATCAAAAATGCATTAGGATCGATATAGTTATAATCCACAAAAGCATATTCAAAGAACTTTTCAAGTGAAGCATCGCCCCAGTAATGAGAGATGAATTGTTCAAACTCATCCTTTCGTTTCTGGTCGTCTTTGTCGCCCCACGAGATATCCCTCTTTTTTGGCTTCGTGCGGACTGTCTTTTGAAACGGCAGCTTTGTTGAGGCCAGCGTCGGTGGAATGATTGAGTTCGTGATTGTCTTTCGCATCTCAAACTCTTCCGGAGTTTCACGCTTAACGATCTGTTGAAGCAAGTCAGCAACCCCGTCGCCTGATACCATCTTGTAATAAGTCTCGGCTAACTTTGTCACTCGCTCATAATCTCGGTGCGTAAGATTGCGCCGGATTATCTCTGTCAGTTTTAAAAGTCCTTCCTGTTTAGTCATATTAATTTTATTTATGCTTCATAGTAGTTATTAAATGCCTCAACTATCAGATAATCAAGACCGTCGGAAAGATGACCGTATTTCTGATACTTGTCGCCCGTGACCTTGTCCGTAACGATATGTTTATCTTTCCCGCCGTCAATCGCTTGCTTAACGTACAACATATCAGCAATCATCTTCTTGCACCCCTCGTCAATGCGTATTCGTATCGGCAGTTTGTTCTCGAATATCCTGTTTATGAAGTCGCGGCGTTTAACCAGCGGCGGGTTCCTGGTTACGGTTCTGTCAGACTTGGCAACAAGATAACGCCGCAGCTTGAACTCGACGATCTCGTAATGATGCCGGAAGTCCTTGTTCATTGTTGAACGCGCACGGCCCGAAGCGTCACCGTAATAAAACAACCCCGATTTGTGATTCGGATACCTCAAAACAAGCTCTTCGCATACTTCCTCTGTTGAGTTGCGCGGGTTCTCCAGTGCTATTTCGTCAATGCAATAAGCCCACCATAGGTCATCTTTCTGCTCGAACTGCCATATTGAACATGAGTTATAAGGCACTGAGTTCTGGTCAAAAGATACATGAAGCGGGCGATCAGGGTCATACTTCAGGTTATCTACGTGTTCAATCCTGTTAAACGAAGAATAAAACTCACCCCCTGTAGTGGCAAAAGGATTGCCAAATACTAAGGCGCGGCCACGTTCTTCTGTATTGTTTGCAAGGATAGTGTTTATATAATTCTCCCCAACATTATGAACGTTATGATAAGCCGATGAGATAACAACCTTTTTGTTATTATATTCCTTCTCAAAAAACGTCTTATCCGAATAAATCTTTTCGGTTATCTCATCAACATACTTATCCAGCTCGAACATCTCAGCGAGCCAGTCGGACTTTGCCGGTGACGTAAGACAGTAAAGAGGATTCCATTGCTCATGCTGTCCTCCTTTTGCGGAAGGTTTACCGTCAACAATAAACATCCCTGGTTGTCTCATTCGTGTTATGATGACCTCTTTTACAGCTTCCTCTTTCGTGTCTTTGGTTTCATCCAATAGACACCACGCGAACTCCTTGCCTGAATGAGTTTCGTAATTATCCAAAGAGCCGGTGAAAATCAACCCTCCATTGGCAAATGAGATAATATTCGTAAAGCGGTCAAAGTTACGTTTACATTTAGTCCACATTGCCGGAGGCTCTTTGCCTGAGACATATAATCCTGCGGGATTCTCTTTGCTCCACTCTGTCACTCCGATTGAAGCCCAATATTCACGGATACGAAACAGGGTCGAAGTATTAAGCTGATCGTATGTATTTGCAAAGATCGCCCCCCTTACGTCTGGGAACTTAGAAACAAAGTTGATTGAGAGAACACCACCTAAGAAAGTCTTCCCACTGTTGTGAACAATGATATTATCTTCTGTGATGCAATAATTATGATTATCCTTTACTTCTAAATCGTAAACAACTGGACAATCTATAAATTCAAAAGACTTTATTTCTTCTATGGAAATTTCACGTGCAACCAGCTCCGGGTGCAGCAGTCGTTCAGAACTTCCTCTTTGAATCCCAGTTCCTTCGCAATGTCCTTGTATTTCATCCCCTCTTTTCTCATCTGTCTCGCACGTAATACAATCGCATCTGTCAGTTTGTGCTTTGGATGATTCTCCCCTGCATTGCTCTCCAATCCTGTTGCAAACGCATGAGATACATTCTCCGACCACGTTGCCCATTCCAGGTTCTCTATGCGATTGTCCGTCTTTATTCCATTGATATGATTTATTGTTGGTTTGTTCAACGGATTTGGAATAAATACCTTCGCAATCTCTCTGTGCATCTTTATTGTGTGATACTTCCCATTTCTGAGTATCATTGTTCTTAGATAACCGCTCCTGTCTAATGCCGGTTTCATAAATGCTGGGATAGGTGCGTTGTGCCATTTTCGGGTTAATATTCTGCCCATATTGCTCACATAATACCTGTCCCTCGTTTCTGGTATCGGCCTCCATTTTTCGCCTGGCAAGCTCTCTAATGGCAACCCAAGATCCTTTAAAGTAAAATCTGTGTTCATCTGTGCAAATAATTTTAGTGTTATTATTAAGCACAAATATACCACACTTTTGTTTTATATCACCCGTTTTATATAAATATTTATTAATAACTGGTTTAATTTCAGTTCCTTTTGTGACTTCATTAAATGTTAATACCCTATCCCCGTTTTGAATGTCTTTTATCTTAACATATCCCTTATCAGTTCTTATTAGAGTGTCACCGTGAAAACAACCCGTTCCTGCAAGAAACAGATTTATCGCTGCCGTCGATTTGAGTATCGACATCTGAGGCTTTGATAATATCTGCTCAACTTCATTCATTAGTTTTGATAATCACGTTAGGCAATTGTGGAACGTTTACAGTAGCGTCAATCTTTGTCGGAGCATCAAAGCCTAACATCTTCGTGATTGAATCCAGGGCTTTCTGTTTGTCGAATAGTTTTATCCGGACATACTCAACAGAAATAGGTTCTTTCTCTTTTGAATCTGGATCATATTCCCATTCTGTTTTAACCTTCGTGTCAATCTCTGCAATGATAGCTTTCTGATCTTCCGTAAGCGATTCAAAGTCTTTTCGCTTTATCCAAGTATTGTGAAGGCTTGCAATTGAATTGAAGGCAATCTTCTGATGTTCCTGAAGAATACGGAGCTTTGTTATTCCGGCAGTTTCGGCTAAGTTATCCTGTAATTCTTTGATTCGCGCTAAAATGTTTGATTTTGTTAGCATAGTCGAAGCAGTAGAACGGGCTGAGTTTTCAGAGTAACCGGCACGAATTGCGGCCTTACTTGCATTTAAGTCAATGCAATATTCATAACAGAATCTTTCCTGTTTGTCGTTTAATGGCAGTAGTTCTTCGCTGTTTTCTTCGTCAGTCATTACTTTTTATCTTTTCATACTGCAAAGTTAAGCAATATCTGGTTCACTGAATCCATAATACACTGCTCCCACATTACCCACTATCATCAGCTTCTGACACATTGCGGTTATTTCTTCTTTAAACGCATAGATTTCAAATGAGTTGCAAACCTCATCAATATCATCCGTTGTGATTACTCTTTCGCCACTCAGGTTATAAAGCCTGGTCATTGCGATGTAAATGTTTTTTATCTCATCCATAACTTGCTCCTTCAATGTGAAATGATGTTAAAACTCTGATATTGCTTGCCAGCATCGTAGTAGGTTGCGGAAAATCATTTACACGATATTCACGATGATAAACAAATAACCTTTCAAGCCCTTTTCCTTGTGCGTCATGTATTACGAGATATTCAGCAAAGTAACGTAGTTTTTCTATTGTCCACATTCGCTGATCCCAGGTTGAAAGGTCTATTAAGACAACAGACCAGTCACGGCCGTATTCTTCAAATAACTTATCAGTGAACAATGCGAATTGATGTGTATCACTTTCAAGATGCTTAAAATTATCCAGCCATTCCTGATTGTCATCTACGGTCAGAATCTTTCGGCCTTTGGCAAGTAAATGTATTTGTTCTGTTGACGAATACCCTGCACCAAGCTCAAGAATAGCCCCTGTCGTTTGACGTATGGCCTCAAATAGTATTGGCTGATGTGTTGATTCGTCTTTCATTGCTGAATATGTATTT